GGCGATGTACACGCTGGCCGTGGTGAAGGTAGTGGGCTGCGACCACTGCCCGGCTTCGTCCAGGGCGGTGATGTCGCGGTAGCGCCACTGGTAGTCGGACTCGATGTCCAGCGCGGTGGCCACCGCGTGGCTGGTCGCCGGCACGCCGCTGGCCGGCGCTTCGCTGGCCTCGTAGAGCGGGCTGTCGAAGGTGCCGCCGGCGGCGATGATCTGGAATTCGCGGCGCGCCTGCGGCACGGCGTACAGCGCGTAGTAGTCGGCGCCGGTCAGGGTCGGCTGGGTGGTCAGGCCGGGCTGGCCATCGGAAGGCGTGACGTTCTCCGGGCGGCGAACGGCGGTGATCGGCAGTGCCGAGATCACGGCGACGCGGGTCAGGGTGCCGGTGACGCGCAGCCGGGTGACGTTGGCCGGAACCTCCCAGGCGGCGGCGCGCGCCTCGAGCAATTTCCAGCGCCCCTCGATCCAGCCGAACGCCGCGACGTTGTCGCCCTGCACGTGCACGGTCGCACCGCGCTCGGCCATCTTGAGATCGGGCGACAGGTAGCCGTCCGCCGACACGCGGCTGAACGTGGCACCGGCTGCTGCCGTGGCCGAGACCAGCGAGGTCAGGGTGATGCGCGTGGCGGAGAGCACTTCCTTGACGCGCAGCTCCTGGGTGCGGTCGCCATCGATCAGGTAGTAGTGCTGCCCCACTTCGATGCCGGTGGTGTCGGCGAGGTCGATCGAGTCGTCACCGGCGACGGCGCTGGTGACTGCCACGCTGGGCACCTGCTCGCGGCGCTCGGTGTAGACCTGCTGGGCACCGTATTCGATCAGCGCGTTGAGCTGGTCGGAGATCTCGATCGGGTCCGAGCCGAGGATGTCCTCGATGTTCTTGTTGGTCTGCTCGAGCTGGGCGCGCAGCCAGTGATCGTTCTCGAGCAGCATCTGATACTGGGGGTTCCACGAGTCGGGATGCGCGGGATCCTCGGTGGTCATCTTGCGCAGCTGCTCGTTGAACTTGGGCGTGGTCACGACCAGGTAGGCCATAGGGGCGTCCTCTTAGAACTGCAGGTCCAGGGTTGAGTCGATTTCGGTACCGGGGTCGAGCTCGATGGGCGAAAAGGCGCGGCGCGCGGCGAGCTCACCGTCGCTGTCGAACAGGCCCAGCTCGCGAATCGCGTAGCCGGGCACGTCGGCGCCGCTCAGCGTGGCGGTCACGTGCAACAACACGCCGTCGGGCGTGGCGGCGCCCACGACCTGGCGGTGCACTTCATCGCCCAGCGCGGTCTGCTCGTCGCTGGCCGGGTCGCCGTTGGTACCCCAGCCGACATGGGTGATGGCGGGGACGCTGCCGCCGGCGGCGACAGCGGCGGCCACCTTGGCGCGGAACTGCCGGGTGGCAGGAATCACGTCACTCACAAGCGGATCTCCGTTTGCAGGCGGCGATCACGCACCACGGCGGTGGCCGTGCTGCCGATCGATGCGAGGGTGTGGGTAGCGCCCAGCGTGCGGGTGCCGTTGAGACGCGGGCGGCGCACCTGGCGGAGCGCGGCCGAGCCGACTGACCAGCTGCCATCGAGACGGCGGTGGCCGTCGACGACTTCGTTCAGCTGCCAGGTGCCGTCGAGGCGATCGACGCGACTCTCGCCGAGCGTCCAGGCGGTGTCGGCGCGGGACTGCAGCCCGGCCCGCCCCGACTGGCGAACGCGCAGGCGGGCCGTGCCCCAGCCCTGGTCGAGCGGCATGCCGGCGGGCTTGAGGCCCGTCAGGGGATAGAGGCCATCCAACCGCCAGGCGCCGTCGAGGCGGCGCGTCACGTAGTCGCCGGAGAGCGAGCCGCAGCCACGCAGCTGACGGGCGCGGTGTACGGCGGCGCCGCGGCATCCGGTGAAATCGAGCCGAACCGACAGGCGCGGGGCGGTGACCGTGATCGGCGCGGCCCACTGGGCGGCGTAGCGGTAGATCAGCGCGATCAGCTCACTGCGTAGCGGCGCGGCGGCCTCGACGCGCTGGCGAATGCGGCGCTGGTCGCGAGCCTGGAACGGCGCATCGGCGATGTTGAACGCCAGGGCGTACTGCGCCCAGCTGGTGGTCACCACGCGGGGCGGATCGGTCAGATCACCGCCGAGAACCTGGGCGCCGTCGAGCAGCCAGGCGCCATCGATGTGACGCCCGCCGGCGGCCTGCCACTTGGCGTCCTGCTCGGCGTGCTCGAGGATCTCGACGTCGGAATAGCCCAGCACCTCAAGCGCCCGGCGCACTGCCCAGACGGTGCCGCGCAGGCGACGGATGGGGATCGCCTCGCCGATGGCATCGCGCTTGGTCTGCTCGCTCCAGTGGCGGCTCCAGTCGTCGACGCCGACTGCCCAGGCGAGCCACGGCAGCATGTTGGCGGGGATACGCTGGGCATCCCACAGTGTCTGGAGCGGCGCCCGCGCCCGCTCGATGTCCGCGGCCACGGCCGTGGCGCGGCGCTCGAGCGTGGTGGTGTTGGGCGGCAGCAGGTTAGTCATCGACGGTGACCTCGATGCCGGTGCAGTACGGCGCCTCGCTGGTGTCACCGCCGATGTCAGCGGTCGGCGAATGCAGGATCACGCGCTCGACGCCCGGGGCGTAGAGCCGTGCCTCGAGGGCGCCGACGACGATCTGCGCGCCCAGGGCGTGCCGCTCATCGACATACTCACGGGTGCGGCGCTCGGCCTCGGCGGCGACCACGTCACCGTCCGGCCCATCACGCAGAATCAGCGTCGCCGAGACCGTGAACGGCAGCACGGTGGCGCTGCCGACGCGCACCGTGTCGTTGAGCGGGCGGACCCGCTCGGCCGTGAGCGCCGCGGCGACGATGTCGACCAGCTCGGGCGAGGCCTCGCCGTCGTCTTCGCGGGAGAGCACATAGACCTGGACGATGCCGGCGAGCGGGCTGACCGCATCGGCATCGGCGACCCGGGAGTCCGCCGACAGCGCGTAATACTGGTAGGCCTCACGGCTGCCGGCGGTGCTGAACGCATCGTGGGCGAGCAGGATCCGGCGCAGATAGTCGGCGTCCGACTCATAGGTCGGCTCGACCGGTGGAATCGCGTCCGGATCGCCGGCGTCGAGCAGCAGCCGCTCGGTCATGTAGTACGTCACGCCGATGTGATCGAGCTCGGGGCCGGAGGCATAGGCCAGCAGCAGCGCTTTCGCGCGTTCGTTCTGCTGCTGACGCAACAGCAGCTCGCGGTAGGCGCTTTCCTCGAGGAACTTGGTCAGCGGCTCGCTTTCAAGCTCGAGCGTCGCCGCAATGTCGGCCTGCTCGTCGTCGGGATAGAGCGCGATCAGCCGCGCCTTGCGCTCGGCGAGCAGGGTCTCGTAATCGAGCTCGTCGAGGATCGTCGGCGCGGGGAGCTGGGAGAGGTCGATGGGAGTGGTCATGCGCGCGCTCCCAGCGGGACGGTCAGGTTGACGGCGTCACCGGTGTCGACGCGGCGCGCGGTAATCGCGAGATCGAGCCGGCCGGGGCGATCGGTGGAGACCTGCCGGGTGATCTGCTGCACGCGGATCCGCGGCTCCCAGCGCATCAGCGCGACGACGGTGGCCGAGTAGGCCCGCAGGGCGGTGGCACCGGTGAGCGGCTGGTCGATCAGCTCGGGCAGCAGCGAGCCGTAATCACGGCGCATCACGCGGCTGCCGATCGGCGTGGTGAGGATGTCGCGTACGCTCTGCTGGATATGCGCGAGCGTGTCGAGGGAGCGGCCGGTCTGGGCGTCCATGCCGGTCATGATGGCGTTCCCGTCTTGCTGGGTCCGGAGGCAACACCGCCATGTGTGTGGGTGTTGCCGATGTCGGTGCCGTTATGCGTCACGCTACCGCCCACGACCGCCAGGGTGCCGTTGATGGTGGTGTCAGCGTTGATCGTCGCGCCGCCGGCGGCCGTGGCGGTGAGCGCCGCTGCCGTCGACACGCTGACGTCGCCCTGGGTGTCGAGAGTGGCCGAGCCGGGCAGGGTGGCCTGTAGGTGGCTTGTCTGATGGTCGTACTCCAGCGCGGCGCCGTCGGGCATGATACGGCGCCAGACGTCGCCGCTGTTCGCCGGCGCGGGATGGGCATCGCTGAAGATGCCGGTCAGCACGATGCCGGCGCGCGGGTCGCCGCCGGGCGAGAACACCATGACCTGCTCGCCTTTGGTGGGTGGATCCCAGTCGCGCGTCGTACCGGCGCGGCGCTCGAACCAGGGCAGCCAGTCGGTGAGCAGCTCGCCGGACTGGACGCGCACACGCGCGGCGGCGTGATCGACCTCGGCGATGGTGCCCAGGCGGATCAAGTTGTGCAGCAGACGGGTGAGCTCGACGGTATTCATGCCGCTATCGTGCGGCGGCGGGGTGGGCAGGCGAAGCGAGGGCGGGTGTAGGCGGGGGCTCTTACACCGAACCCAGATGGGTCAGCAGCGAGTCGACGATCAGCTCGCGGTCATGGTCGGTAAACCCGAGCAGCTCGCGCTGCGGGTATTCGATCGTCGGGCCGTCGCGGTCGACACGGTCGCGCAGGCCGTACTGGTGCGTCCTGGCGAGCCGGGCGACGCTGCCGAAGAAGCCCACCACGGCGGCATCGCCGCGCGCCGTTGCCTTGAGCCACTTGGCGGTGGAGAGCTTGCTGAACATGGCCTTGCGCCGGATGCCGCCCTGACGGGCCCGCCACTTCTGGGGCTTGCGCGGTACGTAGGGCGTTCCGTCGGGGTTGGTTTGGGACTTGATGCGCTCGCGCTGGCTGCGCCGCAGGTCGCGGGCGATGGCCCGGGCCAGGCGGCGACGTTCCTTCGCTTCCAGCCGGGCGAGCAGCGGCGCGGCCCAATCCTCGAGCGCTTGCAGGTCATCCGACATTGGCACCATCCCATTCGGCGACGAGGGCGTAGTCGCTGTCGGCGACGTCGTCGCGCAGCAGCAGCTGCCAGTGCGTGGCGGGGCAGGTGTCCCGCTCGAAGCGCGGCAGGGCGTGATCGACACGAATCGCGCCGCTCTCGCAATCGACCTTGGCGATGACGCGCTCGGTCAGGCGTACACGCAGGGCGACGTCGACGGACTGGTTGCTGAGGATCTCCGCCTCGAAGCTCACTGCCTCGGTGGGGTCGGCATCCGGCTGGTACTCGGCGAGCCACTGCAGCAGCGGCACCATCACGGTGTCGAGATCGTCGGTGAAATCGGTCAGCACGAGTTGCGCGGCGAACTGGTATTCGTGCGACAGGTTCGCGCCGCGGCGAAACTCGATGCTGCCGTCCTCGACGAACGTGAGCAGCCGGTCGGGATCCCGGACGAGCCCGGGCACGGCGTTAATCAGGTGCGTGCGCAGCAGGTGGAGCTTTTTCATCGGCGTCCTCGTGGCAGGCAATGATGGCGTCGACCTCGGCAGCGCACTGGGCCCAGGCGGCCTCGGTACGCTCGAGCTGCAGGTGCAGCTCGCCGTTAGTGGTCGGGCTGCTGGCCGGCAGCGTGCACGGGCTCGGCGTCGCGCAGCGCTTGACGATAATCGGCGGCACCGGTGACGGCGGGGCGGCGGCGCAGGCGGATAACAGCATCAGGCAGGCGAGTGCCGGCCCAGCGGCGGAGATCCTCGTTGTCACGTTGCAACTCCTGGATGGTGGACAGTCGATCGGAGGCCGCACGCTCGAGCTCGGCGCGTTGCCGGGCCAGCGCCCGGCGTTGGGCATCCAGCCGGCTGGCGTTCTTCCAGAGCGCATCGATGACGACATGGCTTTCGCGCTCACGCTGCTGCGACTCGGCGAGGCGCTGCTCGGCGAGATCCGCGCGGGCCTCAGCGGCCTGGCTTCGCTGCCAGAGCGCCCAAGTGACGACGACCACGAGCACGAGGATGACGATGGCGGCGATCAGGCGGTTCATGGGGTGTCGGCCTCCGCGAGGTTCTGGGCGGGCAGGTCCGCCAGGCAGAGCTTGAGCTCGGTCGCGCGGCGCTTGACCAGCCCGGCCAGCTTGCGGCCGTTGGCGTAGACCCACCGCGAGAGTTCATGGCAGGCGCCGCGGACGTCACCGGCGTTGAGCCGGCGCAGCAGGGTTGAACGAGCGAATGCCCCATCACCGACGTTGTAGACGAACGACGCAAGCGCCGCGCGCCGGCGCGGCGGCAGGTCGACTGTGACGCGCTGGTCCACGGTATCGAAGGCGTCGCCCAGGTCTCCGGCGAGCAGGGCCCGGCACTGGGCCTGGCTGAGCGTCTGGCCCATCTCGACGCTGCCGGTGTGGCCGTAGCAGATGGTGGGGATGCCGACCGGATCGCGGTACGCCGTCGACCGGTAGCCCTCATAGTGCGAGACGACGGCGGTGGCCAGGCTGAGCGCGCTGGCCGCGCCGCCGATGATCAGCCGGCGCTTAAGACTCACGGCGATCCCTCCAGCGCCGGATGCGCTCGATGTAGCGAGGCACGAGCAGGCCGATCTGCAGCCCCAGATAGAGCAGCGTCAGCACGGTGACCCAGTCGGCCGGCGTCATGCCGCCGACGTGCATCAGCGAGACGATCGCCGGCGGAGCTACCTTGGCGCTTTCGGTGGTGATCTCGAATGACTGGGACATCGATTCCTCTGCGTCAGTCCCACAGCTGCACGCGGGGCGTGCGCGTGGGTTGTTGTGGGATGTCGGGCAGGGTGACGGCGGTGCCGTGGGGCAGCGCTGGGCCGAGATCGGCGAGGCCCGGGTTCGCCTGCAGAACCTGCTCGGTGACGCCGGCTGTGCGGCCGTAGACGCGGTAGCAGATGGCATCCAGCGTGTCGCGCTGCCGGGCGAAGACGGTGCGGGCCATTTCAAATCAGCTCGACGGTGCTGTGCGGGCGGCCTTCGATCTCGCTGATCGCCCACACCGCATCGCGCCGGTAGCTGTCCGCCGGCTCGACCAGGCTCTCGCCACGGTCGCGGCCGCTGCTGGTGGCGTCGTAGTCGGCATAGCGCTCGATCAGGCTGGCGTGCGCCATCGAGAACACCGCACGCTGATAGAGGCCCGCGAACACGCCCGGCGCCTGCCAGATAGGCACCGGAACGTCAGCAACCGAGGCGTGGCCGGCTTCGACCTGCTGGGCCTGCCAGTCGCGCAACGTGCGGTTGACCGTTGCAACCGCGGCGAGCAGGGCGCCTTCGATGCGCGCCGGTGTAATGGTGCCGTCCAGGCGATGGGCCTCACGGAACGTGGCGGGGTCGATGTCGGGCCAGAAGCCGTTGTTCTGGATCGGCTCGGCGGTGGTGCTTGTCGTGCCGGTAGAGATGAAGCTGCTCATCGGGGCTCCTGGTTGAAGAAGGGGTGGGCGACGGATCGAGGGTTAAGCCCTGGGGCTTACCTCTACCGTCGCGCCCCCTGACGTCGGCGTGCGACTCGGTTGGGTGTCAGGCCTGGGCGTTGCCAGCGTCCTGATCACCGACGTTCTGTTGCTTGAGCTCGCGCTCGAGCTTCTCGAGATCCTTCTTCACGCCGATCCGCTCGTTGAGTTCCAGGGCACGCTCGAGGCTGGCCGCGGCCGTGTTCAGCTGGCCCGCGGCGCGCCGGGCGTAGCCCAGGGCCTTGTAGAGCTTGGCGCGCACCTGGTCGTGCATGTCGGCGCCTTCGGTCAGCGCTTCGACTTCTTCGAGCTGCTCGAGCAGGGCCAGCACGTCGGTGCCTTCGGCGTCGAGCAGCTTGAGTGCCTGGTCGGCGACTTCCTCGGCGATGATCGCCGCGGTCCCGCGCTCGAACTGGTCGGGCGGGGTGAGGTCGTGCCGGATCGCGTAGCGGGCGATGGCCACCGCGCCGGCGATGTCACCGGCATCGATGCGCCAGAGCATGACGCGCATCAGCACGTCGTCCTGCGCGCCCTGGCCGGCCTCGAGCACGCCGGCGACGTAGTCGGCGTAGTTGGGCAGGATCTCGCGCTTGATCTCGGCCTTGCGCTCCATCGACTGCACGCTCTTCAAGCGGCGGTAGTCCTCGAACAATGCGGCCTGCATCAGCTGGTAGGCATCGCCCTTCATTGTCGTTTCGCCGGCGGCCTCCGCCGCCTGGGCGGCGGAGACTCGCTGGAAGTGGCGTCGGGCGGGGCTTGTCATGCTCGTCCTCCCTTAGCCGTTGAGTGCGGCTTCTGACATCTCGATGTTCTCGACCAGGCACCCGGCACCGAAGTCCTCGACGACATACGCATCGTTCGAGCTCTCGAAGTTCTCGATGCGGTTGCGCTTGGGGTTCTCGGCGACGTGGCGGCGGCGGGCACCGTTCTGCCAGTAGATCGAGAGGTTATCGAGCGTGGTGACCATCAAGCCGTTGTCGGGGAAATACGGCACGTCCATGCCCTGCAGGCCGCCGATGCGCTTCTGGCTGATCACCAGGTCGGCGGCCATCTGCTCGCTGGGCAGTGTCTGATTGAGCAGCGGGAAGTACTTGTCGGCCATCAGGTTGCGGCCAACGATCACCACCAGTCCCGGCGCCTTGCGGTACCAGACTTCGATGAGACTGTTGACCACGTCATAGACCAGGGCGTCGAGCGTGGCGTAGTCGCCCACAATGCCCGTGATGTTGCCGTTGGCATCCTTGGTCTTGGTGGGGTCGATCAGGATCTTGCCGGCCGTCTTGCCGTCTTTCAGGACACGGGCCGGAGCCTGAGTGCGGTAGTGCTGCAGCCAGCCGATGTTGACGTCCTGGAGCATCGGGTTCGCGACCGGATCGGTCTGCGCCGCGGCACTGGTGCCGTTGAAGCCGATCATCATGCGGTCGAGCGCCTGCTGACGCACGATGGCATCGCGAATCATTCCCTGGAAATTGGGGAACTTTGCCCAGGCATCGAGCTTGGCGTAGCCGATGTGGGTGTCGAACTCGGTCATCCGGCACTCGTAGCCCTGGGCGTCCAGCGTCGAGAGGTCGCGGGTCTGGCGATCTTGATTGGCGACATTGGTACGCGAGGCGATCGGGCCGGAGACGCCCAGTGCGAGTTTCTCGCCCTTGAGATCATCGACGCCGATCATGTTGATGCGGCTCAGGAAGTCGCTGGACTCCTGGATGCGTTTCTCGAGGCGCTGCTGGATGGTGGGCTCGACCGCGAATTTCTGCGTCGCGTCGGGCACGCCGTTGAGTTTCGCCACCTGGGTGGCGAACTGGTTGAAGAGGGTGCGGGTTTCGTTGCGCATGAGCGGGTCGAGTCCTTAGCAGTCGGTGACGGTGGCGGCGTCAGAGCCGGTCGCGCGTGAGCGCTGGTGTTGCTGGCCGGGTTCGTTGTCGAGCTTGGTGTAGAGCGCCTCGAAGCGTTGCTTCAGGTCGTCGTGGGCGTCCTTGAGCTCGGTGAAAGCGGCAGCGGAGGGGCGCTTGTTGAGCTCGGCGGCCAGGTCGGCGTGCTTCTGGACGAACAGCTCCAGCGTCTGCTCAAGCTCCACGCGGAACGCGGCGAAGCCGGCCTCGGTCTTGGCGTCGTGCTTCTTGAACAAGGCCTTGACGCGATCGGCCAGTGACGGGCCCTTGTCGCCCGGCGCTTCGTCGCTGAAATTCAGTTGGGTCTCGACCGCGGCGGAAAACAGGTTCTCCGGGCGCTGCTTGCGGCTGGCAAGCGGGGAATCCGCGCCCTGGGCGGCGCTGAACTGGAGCATCGAGGTGCCCAGCGAGGCGGGGGAGTCGGTGACGGCCAGGCCGACCAGGTAGGCCTCGCCAGTGCCCGCGAAGTCGAGATCGACTTCCATCGACGTGTAGACCTTCTGTCGCTTGTCGACCATTGCCTTGAGCTCGTCGGTCGGGTCGATCTCGGCGAACAGGGCCAACTTGCCGTCGTCGCCTTTCTCGACCTTCAGCGCGGTGACGTCGCCGTAGGCCTTGAACGGGCTGTCCGGCAGCACGCCCTTGATGTGCTCGAGGTTGACGCGGGCGCCGTACTTGGCCGGGTCGAAATTCTTGGCCATCTGAGTGAGCCAGTCGGCGCTGATGACGCGACCGTCGGTCGTGGCGCCTTCGGTGGCGATGCAATGCCAGGGCATGAGGGATCCTCGGCTGGGTTGTGGGGCGGTGAGGTTGCCGTCAGGTTCCGCGCACACGCGGCCGGCCTCAACGCGTTGCCGGTGTGAGTCGCCCCACTTACACCGAGGCCCCCAATAGCCCGCTCGCGCACGCGGGTACGCTGGCGGCATGACGACACCGACACCCGACCTGGATAGCCTCGACGCTTCGCGCCTCTCTGCCCGGCACCTCTACTGGACGGGGTGGCGCATCGCGCGCATCGCCGAGTTCCTTGACGTGCCGCGGGCGACCATCGATTCGTGGAAAAAGCGTGATAGCTGGGACGAGGCCACGCCGACCCAGCGCATCGAGGGCGCGCTCGAGGCGCGGATGGTCCAGCTGATCTGGAAGGACGCAAAGGAAGGGCGGGACTTCAAGGAGATCGACCTGCTGGGCCGTCAGGTCGAGCGGCTGGCCCGGGTGCACAAGTACGAAGGCAGCGGCAAGGAAGCCGACCTCAACCCGAACATCGAGCGGCGCAATGCCGGCGAGAAGCGCAAGCCCAAGCGCAACGATGTCGGCGACGAGGGCGTGATCCAGATCGTCGAGGCCTTCGAGGCCTCGCTGTTTGATTACCAGCGCACCTGGTACCGCGCCGGCCAGCACGAGCGGATCCGCAACCTGCTCAAGTCACGCCAGATCGGCGCCACCTGGTATTTCGCCCGCGAGGCGATCGCCGATGCGTTCGAGACCGGCAAGAACAAGATCTTCATGAGCGCCTCGAAGGCCCAGGCCCATATTTTCCGCCACTACATCGTCCAGTTCGTCAAGGAGACCACCGGCGTCGAGCTCAAGGGTGACCCGATCATCCTGGCCAATGGCGCCGAGCTCCACTTCCTCGGCACGAACGCCAAGACGGCCCAGGGCTACCACGGCGACACGTACTTGGACGAGTATTTCTGGATTCACGGCTTCGAGACGTTCCGCAAGGTGACCAGCGGGATGGCGATGCACAAGAAATGGCGCCAGACCTACTTCAGCACGCCGTCCTCCGTGGCTCACGAGGCGTACCCGTTCTGGACAGGGGAGCGCTTCAATAGGCGACGCAAGAAAGCCGACCGGGTGACCATCGACGTCAGCCACGCCGCACTGCAGGCCGGGGCGCGCGGGGCGGATGGTCAGTGGCGGCAGATCGTCACGATCGAGGATGCTATCGCCGGTGGCTGCGACCTGTTCGACATCGACCAGCTGCGACTCGAGTACTCCGACGACGAGTTCGCGAACCTGCTGATGTGCGAGTTCGTCGACGATACCCAGTCGGCCTTCCCGCTGGCGATGATGCAGCGCTGCATGGTCGACAGCTGGGACGTGTGGCGGGACCTCAAGCCGTTCGCGCCGCGGCCCTACGGCGAGCATCCAGTGTGGATCGGCTACGACCCGGCCGGCGATGGTGAGGAGGGCGACGGGGCGGGGCTGGTGGTCGTGGCGCCGCCGCGCTCGATGGATGGCAAGCATCGCGTGCTCGAGCGGCACCGGCTCAAGGGCCGCGACTACGAGGCCCAGGCCGAGTTCATCCGCTCGATGACCCGCCGCTACAACGTGACCTTCATCGGCATCGACACGTCCGGCCTTGGCGAGGCGGTCGCGCAGCTGGTCTGCAAATTTTTCCCCACCGTCACCCGCTACCGCTACACGCCCGAGATCAAGTCGCGCCTGGTCATGCAGGCACAGCAGATCATCAACAAGGGCCGCCTCGAATTCGACGCCGGCTGGGCGGACCTCGCCGGGTCGTTCATGGCGATTCGCCGCGAGCTCACCGCCTCCGGCCGCCAGATGACCTACACCGCCGGGCGCAACGGCCAGACCGGTCACGCCGACTTGGCCTGGGCCACCATGCACGCCCTGCACAATGAACCCCTCGACGGGCCGGCCGATCACGGCACCGGCCGGTCCCTGATGGAGATGTTTGAATGAGCGACACCCCTGCCGCCAAGCCGCGCATCCGCGTGCCGGCCTACCGCCGCGACGAGACCGATACCGAGGCCGGAGCCAGCACGCCGACCCCGGCGAAGCTCGAGGCGTTCAGCTTCGGCGATCCGGTACCGGTCACCGACGGCTACGACTTCTTATACACCGGCTGCTGGATGCTGGGCACCGAATGGTATGAACCGCCGGTGGATTTCCCGGCGCTGGCCCAGACCTACCGGGCCACCGCGCACCACGGCAGCGCGCTCCAGGTGAAGCGGAACATCCTGGTGCGCTCGTTCATTCCGCACCCGCTGCTCAGTCGCCAGGCGTTCAGTGCCTTGGCCACGGATTACCTGGTGTTCGGCAACTGCTACCTCGAGCGAGTGTTCGGTCGGCTGGGCAAGCTGCTCGCGTTGCGCCCGGCGCGCGCCAAGTACGTGCGCCGCGGCGCGGATCTCGAGCGCTACTTCTGGGTGCCCAACTGGAGCGAGCGTAGCGAGTTCGCCCCGGGCAGCCTGATCCACCTGCTCGAGCCTGACATCAATCAGGAGGTCTACGGCGTGCCCGATTACCTGGGCGCGCTGCAGTCGATCTACCTCAACGAGAACGCCACGCTGTTCCGCCGCAAGTACTACCTCAACGGCAGCCACGCCGGCTTCATCATGTACGTCTCCGATCCGGCCCAGAACCAGGAGGACATCGACGCCATGCGCACCGCGCTCAAGGAGTCGAAAGGGGTCGGGAACTTTCGCAACCTCTTCCTCTATTCACCGAACGGCAAGAAAGACGGCATCCAGGTGATCCCGATCAGCGAGGTCGCTGCGAAAGACGAATTTTCCTCGATCAAGAACATCACCAGGGACGACCAATTGGCGGGCCACCGGATCCCGCCGCAGCTGATGGGCATCATCCCCAACAACACTGGGGGATTCGGCGACGTCGAGAAAGCCGCGCGCGTGTTCGTCACCAACGAGCTCGAGCCGCTGCAGGCGATTCTCAGCGAGATCAACGAGCACGTCGGCCAAGAGGTCGTGCGGTTCCGGCCGTACTCGCTCGACGCCGCGACGCCACCGCCCGCCGATCCCATCCGCTGACCCGCCAGGCAAGCCACACTTCGCCGCCCACTCGGGCGGCTTTTTCATGCCCGCACGCCAGCCCGTCGCCCAGGGCCCCAGGCCACCCCGGCGGGGCCCACCGCGCCCCCTGGCGCGCCGTCGACACCCCGCCCCGCCTGCGGGCTAAAGGGGTCGGTTTTTGGGCACCCATGCGCCTGGCGGCAGACCGCGCCGTTACAGCGGTTCCGAGGCGTCTGGAGGGTGCTCGTTTCCATGCGGAATCATGCGATCTCAACGGCCAGACAGCAGGGCAGGACAGGCCGAGTTGTTGAGAGTGGCTCTCAGAGAAGGTGCGGGGGTCTCGGTAAAAGGTAATGGAGGTAATGCGGGCGATTTTCGCGTGTAAGTGGCTGATATTGCTGATGTCAGGCGTTACCTCTAAAAGGTAACAAGTGGTAATGCAAAAGGTAACGCATTTCCAAGTTACTGATTTAAAAGGATATTAAAAAATCGAAGAATCACCAATTCAAAAGGTAACGCATTACCTTTGCATCACCTTTTTGTTACCTTTTGGACATTCGTTTGAAATCCTTATAAATCAATTGACTAGGCCGATTTTCGGGAAGGCGTTACCTTTGTTACCTTTTTCCGAGCCCCCCAACAATTCTGGCGAGAGGGCCGCCATCGCGTGTACACGCACGCGTCACGCGAGTATTCGTCACTGAGACTGGGAACATCGTGGGAACAGAATCAGGCCTGGGCGGCTCTATGGCGCTAGGGAGATCAGTAGGTTAGGATGGGGATGACCGGATGTGATGGGTTCGAATCCCTCCCCCTCCGCCAAGAATTCTGATCAAGTCGCTGATTTCAGCGGCTTTTTCTTTGCCTGTATCTTTTTGCCCCACACTTTAACCCACACCTAGCTTTTGGCTTCCATAGGTTCCCCCAAGACTCCTTTGGACGGCCCTTCTCTCCGTGCTGTCGCTATTCCTGCCGCCATGCCTCATCTGGGCAGTCATTTCCTAATTCAGGCATGACAGCCGTTCAGGCTTTCGGTACTGTCGTCCGGTGCCTGTCAAGGTAGTTGGAAGACGCGGTCACGCCGCTTCTAACTGCTGATCCAGCTGGTACACCGGATCATCCAGGTCGGGGTTCAGCCAAGCTGTCTTGCGAGGCGTCCAGTTGCGAGTCGAGCCACTCCAACGTCCCGGGTGCTTCCGCTTCGCCTCGGCATAGATCGCATCACGACTGGCCAGCACCTCGGTATCCTGGCCGGCATGCCGCTCACCCGGGGTAACGAACCGAATGGCGCTGTGGCGGTGTTCGTGGTTATACCAGTGTACGAAGCCGGTCACCCACTGCCGCGCCGCTGACAGGCTCTCGTAGCCGTCCCTCGGATAGTCGGGCCGGTACTTGCAGGTACGGAACAGCGACTCGAAGATGGCGTTGTCATTGGAGACCTGGGGGCGGCTGTACGACGGCGTGATGTTCAGTCGCTGCAGCGTGGCCTGCAGCGTCGAGCCCTTCATCGCCGATCCGTTGTCAGCGTGCAGCACCAGAGGCTGGTTGACGCAGCCTTCGCGCAGCACGGCCCGCTGGATCACGGTGCTGCTGTTGGCCATCGACTCCTGCTCGAAGACCTCGGCGGTGATGATCTTGCGGCTGAACACGTCGACGATCATGTACAGGTAGTAGAACTGCCCACGCACCAGGCTTGGCAAATAGGTTAGGTCACGTCCCACGTCCAGCAGGCATTGGGCTGGGTGACCCGGTGTCGCTGGGGATCGCCCTTCGGGCGCGGGGCACGCGCGCGGCCACGATGGTGCTGTTCGCCGTGATCCCGCAGGATGCGGTAATAACTGGACTCAGAGGCCACGTAGCGGCCTTTCTCGTCCAGCAGGAGCGGCACGATCTGGCCCGGAGGCAGGCTGGCAAACTCGGGACGATGGCAGATGTCCAGCACCTGCTGACGCTCCTCCGGTGTCAGGGCATGGCTCGGCACAGGCCGCTCGGCCTCCGGGCGACAGTCTTCATCACCACGCGCCCAGCGGCGGTAGGTGTTGGTGCCAATGCCCAGCGCGGCACAGGCGGTGTGAAGCCGTGCGCCCTCGCCGTGGGTCTCATCGATCAGCTGGACGGCCTGTTGACGATCTGAGGTGCTGATCAT